AGCAAAATGAATTAGGCCAAGATGTCTTGTTGTAGTGCCTTGCCCCTTAATCACTGTATAGCCTTCACCCATATCAATATGGACACTCACCCATTCGGTAATTTTATTTTCTTTAAAAGGGTTAGGCGGATATTCGACAGGAGTCTCTGTATAGTTTGCAGATATGTGTTGAATAATGTGTGAACGGATTTCAGAAGGCTGTAGATTCATTTATTTATAGCCTCCAGCATGTTGTTGTAAGATGTTTGCCAATATCGGTAAGGTGGTGTAGTACCAAATTTTTTAGTTTTCCAACCAGTGAATTCAGCTTGGATGTTATACTCAGTTGCGTTGACGATATAAATCTTGTCCCAAGCATCAGCAAACTCTAGTTTAGTTCTACCGTCAAAATAGGTCTCTCGTCCGAACTCATCTTCAGACATATTCTGTCCATCAGGAGCACGATTAATACCTACTTCAGTATTAGCAAGAAGATTACCGGATAGCACAGGAGTATTACCTGCATCGTATGGTGTAGTAACTTGCTTCAGGAAGATCTCACCAGCTTCAGTCTTAGCCTTCTTAACAAGCGTTTCAGCAGCGTTCTCAACCCAATCGTCTAAGTTATCCCACCCATTCATACACGCCTCACATAGATGTTGTAGAACACACCAGCATTATCTTCGTCATATTTAACGACACGCCATTGTCCGTCTAATACATCATTTTCTTCTGGAGTGAATGTGACATCATCTTGCAGGACAGTGAACTTGCGATCATCTAGTGTGAGGTTCATCTTATCCACTAGGCTAGACTTAATCTTACGGAACATTCCTTTGACAGATTCATCTAGGCCATTTGTCCCGCCTGTGTATGTCTCTGTAACAGGATCGAACACACCATCTGTAGCAGAACGCTCATATGTGACAGATGTTAGGTTTGAGCCAAACTCTCTCAGCCAAGCATTAGCCATTTCACGTTTGATATTCTCTCTAAACATATTCCCTCCTTAGCGTGGCCAGTATCGTTCTTCGTCTACTGGATATAGCTCAGGGGATTGTTTATCAAACTGTATACCACCTTTTGTGAAGGATGGTTTGACAGTGGATTGGTCATTACGTGTATTATCAAACTGTGCTCGGTCAATACCACCGAAGAAGATAGGCAGTACGCCAGATGATCTAGCAATGGTTGCTTGCTTGGACAGCTCTTCGTAGAGCATCTTGAACTGATTGGCCTTGTCCCTGAACTCTATACGAACATCATCCACTTCAGCTACATCAGCTTTGTGTAGATATTGTGTCCAGAGTGCCTGAGCCAAACCTTTAGCTGCATCTAGGACGCGATTGTTATTGGTGAGCAGTAGAGCTGAGATTGTTTCGTCTTGGAAATACGGAGCAGCCTCTGTCACATCTTGGATAAGAAATCTCACTTGGGAGATCGTGTCAGATAAATCTGGGTTGAATGTGAATGCCATGTAGCCTCCTAAAAGAATATGTCAGCATTGTGTAATGTGAACGAAGATGTGTCGTTGCTGGATATTACGCCGGAAGAATTTGTTCCGAGTGGTGTGGGAGGCTCCGGGTAGAGAAGCCTCAATTAAGAGGCTTTTGGTTGAGAGTGTCTAGTCCGAGAATGTCGTGGGTGAAGAGTTCTGTGTTGCCTGAAGATTTTAGGATTGGTGGGCCTTTATAGCGGTGTTCTTTAAACAGGTTCAGATAATACTGCTCTAGTTCGAATGCTTTACGCCCTTCCTTAAAGTCGAGCATTCTCAGACAGGTTATTTTGGCATAATCCTCTGGACAAAAACGATCTCTGAGTTTTGGTTTGTTAGTTATCCCTATCTTGTAATAGGTGTTATTACCATCTCGTAACTTTAAGTAATATAAATATCCAGTAATATCAGGTTTAAACCCTCGCACTGCACAAGAAGGGCAACCGCGTGCACCCGATAGAAGACTGTCAATACGGCTTTCCCACTTGTACCCGCATTCTACGCACTCTACCGAGTGTTTAAATCGCGTTGCCCTGAATGATTCGTTTAGTCTGATATTGTGTGACTGCAACACATCGAACACTTCCCAGTGATCCCTTCTCAAGTTGTCATACCTGCAATCACTACAATACCTTCCTCGCCTAATGTCCTTCATGTGGATAAGGCGTCTGTGACCGTTCATACAAACAACATAAAACTTCTCTAATCTCGTTGTGGGTAGTGTATCTTGTGCTAGTTCTAAACCAGCCTCATTGATTTCTTGTAAAACATTACTCATGTCTTTTCTCATACTCCCTCCTAATTATAAAGAAAAGAGTATTAAAACATACTTGATGAAAGTCTGTCAAGACTTAATCAAGACAGACTTTGGGCAAGAATGCTTAGTTACTAGAGGTTAGTACCTGTAGCGCACCCGGTTGAGTAACAACATACAGACGAGACATCTGTAGCTGCATCTCAATAGATTCGTCTCGACCGTCTTGATACTCGAAGGCATAGTAAGGAGCTACCATACTCTCAACATTGGCGTGAGACAGCTTGTCACTAGCGCCGTAGTAGCCGCGAATCAAACCTTCTACGTTAGGAACAACGTAAGCAGTGTTGTCTGCAACCAGATCTTCACTAGAACCAGTAGGCAGTTTGAAGGAACCGTCTACGGAGTAGAAAGTGATACCGCCAGTACGGAACATGTCGGTCACATCATCACGCAGTAGGTTGTTACCAGCGTTAGCAGCAAAATACTTATAAGCGTCCTTCATGGAGTCATGTGCAATGAAGCGGTCATACATGTCTGGGTTCATGTAAATGCTGATACCGTTGAAGAAACCGCCGTTGGTCAGACCAGCACGTACAGCCCGCTTGATTTCACGGAGCTTGGTCTGTAGGTCAGTGGTGGCAGTACCTAGCACAAGGTCAATTGGAGTGGTGGTGACACCTAGCTCCGACTTCATGTCAGCAAAGACTGACCCATCTGGGCTTACACACTGACCAGTAAACGCAGCCTTCATACGCATGTAAGAGTCGGTCTGATCGGCTTGACGGCGAAGCTTCTCTAGCTTCTCAGCACGGGCTAGATCTACGGTTTGCACACCCTCTGGAGTGCCATAGCGGCGCATACCAAACACGTCCTGTTGCGTGATACGGTCTGATGTCTTGAAGAAAGACACAGGGAATGCACGGGTATCAACAGTGTTGTCACTACCGTAAGTGGATTCACGGGAACCGCGTTCAGTTGCAGGCAGTAGAGTTGTTTCAGTAGCATGAATGTCGAAGATTACGCTGTCCTGAGAGGTAGCTCGCATGTCGATCATGCTGTCATCAATTACATTATGCTGACGATCAATTTCGTTTACCGCAGCAACGTGGTCAATTAGTTTATTGTAATCGCTAGGATCGCGTGTAATAGGCATCTGTTATATCCTCAGTAATAGTTTGATTAGTTTCGATTAGACTTGACGGACAACAATGCCCAGAGCTTCGATTTCTGCAATAGCAGCAGCTTGAGCGGTAGCGTCTTGGCCATTATCCCAAACCAGACCACCTTTACGCAGGATAGCTGGGCCACGTACAATTACAGCCACTTCAGTGTCAGTGGCGGCAGTGGCGGTTTTGTTCTCAAGGGCAACAGCAGCGGCTACTTCTGAACCGTCAATTGCGGCTGGGTCGTGATAAGTGTACGCACCAGTTGCGGTAACTTTACCAAGTACAGATCCTACAGTGATGTCGCCACCAGCAGTGATGTTTACGGTAGCGGTTTCACGGCAGAAGCCATGTTCAGTAGCATACTCGTGTTTTACAACATTCGAGATGACTGGCTTACGGGTAGCAATTAGAGCCATGATTTATTTCCTCTTAAATATAAAATTACTTGGATGTTTTACGGGCTTTAATAGCCTTCATTACACCACTAATCTGTTCTTCTTCTGGCTCAAGATCGTGACCAACTTCACCAAGACCTTCTACGCCCTTAGCAATCTGAACAGCCTTTTCCAGCACAGACATAACGCCAGCCAGTTCTTCTTGTTCAGACATCTTCATCAGAGCTACGCCAAAAGATTCTTTATCCTCTACGCCCAGCACCTCGAAGTCAGCAGCCTTGGCTACATATTCAGCTTTCTTGGCTTCAGCTTTTTCGGCCTCAAATGCTTGCAGGGATTTGGTCAGCTCTTCAATCTTGCTCTCTTTCTCAGCTACAGCCTTTTCGATCTCAGCTTGCTTTTCTTCGAGAGCTTTTTGAATAAGAGCCTCAACAGCACTCTTTTCAATCATTTCGCTCATTGTATTCTCCTGATTATCGGGGAGGGTTTTGTCGGCAACATTGCCTTTCTCAATATCGCTAACAGGATTGTCCCCGCCAGCATCTTTAGCCGCATACTTATCAATGTCTTTGATAGTTACGTTGCTAAAACTAGAGAGCTTCTGAACAGCTTCTGCCAGAATCTCTTTATCTTTTCCGTCAAGTGACATCAGGCCAGATTCTTTAGCCTTTTTCATCACAGTGACTTTATCTTCGAGAGGATGCTTCCACTCATAAGGTTCTGACTCATACTTATCTGACTCAACTTCGTAACCGAGTAGCTTTGCTAGGAATTCAGCATCATCCCACCACATATCAAAGAATCTTCGTAGGAACTCCTCCATCGAAAGTTCTAGTTTGACATCAGTCGCCTTGGTAATAAGCGTCTTATACATATTAGCCGCTCCATTCTGGCTTTCATGGACAAGGGCTATATGAGCGCCTTCGCCTGAAAAGTCGAATTTAGTAATCCGTTTTTTAGCTTGTTTCATTTACAAAGTTCCTCCACCGGATGTCTTCATAAGGTATCCACCCTTTACAGAAGTTATCTATCAATGTTCTAATAGCGGTAGGTCTGTTTTTATAACCAAGTAGATTACCTAACCTTCTATCAGAAGGCATTCCGTTATCCACCCACGTTTTATATACTACATCGGCGTTTGCATATATCTCGGAGGATATTGACGGAAACTTTATGAAATTATTGCAAAAGAACCCATGTTCAAGGTGTCTTAATTTTTTACTGAGACTCTGTTTTTCTTTTGTACTTATGTCCCGACCTGATAGGTAGAGTTTTCGGCATTCGTCTATGTCAGTCTGCAAGTTAGCATAATACTCTTGAAAACTGGGGATCGACTTTCTTGGATTCAATTTGAAATAGAGGTCTGATTGGTACTTCCCTGTCCCATCACCATCAGATCCACCCGCTGCTGTGTTCCATCCAATATTGGAGTCAGGTCTTAATAGTTTCTCCAACACATAACAGTTTTCCACGGAACCTTCGTAAACAATCTCAGATACAATATTCTGGATTCCCACCTTCTTCATGGAACTATGGAGTTTATACTGATTGCGTTTCCTTCTATGTCTCCCAAGATGATTGCTCATTCTTTGGGAATAGTCTACTGCAACACCAACATAACCATCTTCCGTTATGTCTTCGTCATCTGAACAGTGTAGCCAGTAAACAACTGCATCTAGGCACTGACAATAACTATCAGTCTGCATCTAGTGTCTCCACGTTAGCCATACAGCCTACAGACAATCCGTTCCACTCTCCGTCCTTAACACCTTGCCAGAGAGCATCATCAGCAAACTTCCACGTCTGTAACCAACTACCTGCTGGTACATACTGATCACCGAGTTCAATGTCCACGGGGATGATATAGGACTCAACAATCTTAGCTGTACCTTCGTCCACCATAACCAGATGACCTAGATTTGCTTTCATGCAATTCTCGTAGAAGTTGTAGCAAGCATCTTCCACTGTCTCTCGGTCATAGAAGTCGCCATGTGCATCAAAATCAGATGTGTCTGACATAGCTTTGAGCACAACAAATGTAGCCATACGTTTTTCTGTATTGACTGCCTTCACAACTTCAACTTGCTTAGTCTCACCAAAATGCTTTTCGATGAACTCGGAGAAGGCTTTAATTATGTTATCTTTATCAATCATTATGCTTCTCCTTGATAGTTTCCGTCAAGAGCTTTCATCAGATTGTCCACTAGGGCATCATCCTGTTCAACCAACTCCTCTGGAGATGCTGTAGCAGCCTCCTTGTTAGCGTTCTTGGTCATACCAATTCGTTGAGATATTGCCTGATGGACATTGACAGGGGTATCCAAGAATGTACTGCTGTCGTCACGCTCTGGTAGATCAGCTCGCTTACGAATAGCATTCTCAAGATTCTTGTCGGCAGTCAGGTACGAACCTACGTTCTGGAGGAAGCCGCCAAGATCAGCCAGACTAGCTGCACCAATTGGTTTGTGTACTAGCTTACATGTACGGCTATCATCCCAGCCATTCATTCGGTACAATGTCGGAATAGCCTTACGGTTAAACTGTTCAGCAATGATTTCCAGATAAGCCTCTAGGGTTTGGATAAATGTCCCAATCTTATTATCGGACAATGCAAACGAACCACTAGATGATGACCCCATCAGGATAAAGTCTGACAACATACTCTGTGCAATACGGTAGTCGTAACGCTCAATCACTTTAGATGTGTCAATTGAACGTGTGCCACGGCTTGCAACTAGATCGAAGTTGAACAACTCTTTATTGGATGTCTCATCCGTATCACTTGGCAAGAACAAGCAAGCCTGTTCATTATTACGTACGTTAGTACCAATACGGATGAAGTCTTGGAACACTTTATAGCGGTCTGGATCTTCTTGAGGATCAGCCATGAAGTATTCCATTGGGATACGGAATACAGGCAAACCATTCATTTCACGCTCAATACCAACAGCTTCGTAATACTCCAGCTTGGTTTTCTTGTCCCAAGCATAATAAGCATTCTTTAGAATAGAACGTCCTAGAGGATTGTTCCGTTCAGAGTCAGTGCGGAAATGGAGGAGGCGTGAATAAGGAATCTCAATCTCGGTTGTAGCTTTAGGAGTGAACCCTGCTAAATTAGCTGGGCGCTGTTTGATTAGCTCAAGATTGCCTCGCTCATCAAACTTAAAGCCAGAGATTGTTTTCTGTGATCGGGAAGGAAAATCTTTCCAGATGAAATTCCCTTTATACACTTTGTACGTGGGTTCGTGAAAAGAGAAACCGTACTCGATGAAAGATAATATATCAGCCACCACCTGATCCCATGACCGTGCCATTCTCATGAATAGTGCGTCACGGATAATCTCGGCTGTAGCTTTATCTTCATCAGAAGCGTTGACACCACCAACTGGCTCAATATCCCATTCCACCTTACGAATGTACTGCTTGATCATCATAAGGGAGCCGGAAACCAGCGGATCAGATTTCATCTTGTCGAATGTTGTTAGAGAATGAGGCCAGCGTAGTTCTGGTGCTAATTCATCATCGACAATATTCTTTGTGGTGTAACGTAGTCCGGTTCGTCCAATTTCACGAGGAATTGTGGCTCGTTTATCTGCCATTGTTTCCTCCGAAATAAGTTGGGGCGAATAAGCCGCCCCGTTCGATTGATTACATAGTAGAGATATGATATGTACGTGTCAATAGTTTGACACTATTTAGTTTTAAGTGTCAAGTTTTTGACGGGATTGTTTTGGCTAGAACATTCTGCTTGCAAACTCGTTCATTTTGGTTAGGGATGGGATTTTGAATTTTTCGGGGAGTTTTTTGCCGGAGATTAGCCAGTTGTAGCCATCAGATGTGCAATCCACGAAATCGTCGTGCTGCCTGCGCCTCTCTGGGTCAAAGTTCTCAAGCTGCGATATGTACTTATCATTCCAGTCACCCTTCACTATACATACCATACCATTCTCAGCGGCGTTGGAGAAACCAGAGAATCTCTCAAGCTTGCCCTTCCTTGTCTTGGAACGCTTTACCTTATAGCCAGCCAAGATTAAAGGTTTGGCATAATGTTCAAACTGGATCAAACCACCTGCGGCAGCGTCCTGCGGGATGCTTATTGGTACGTTCCTGCCATCATATTCGGCAGTATCTTGGATCAACTTTGCCACGCCAGCAGGTCTTGCAAGAATCTCTTTTGCATTTAGTACGTAGATATAACCATCTTCGCCAATACCTATCTTTACACAAGCCGTTGAGTCAGGGTCACTATTAATTTCTGACTTGATAGAAGCAGCCAAGTCATATGCACGGATTACCTTTTTCATTTTTGGTACATCCTTGTGCTCTACAAAGTCAACCCATTCACGTTTAAAGTAACCAGAACCTTGTGGGGATACATCCCAGCAGCCGTACAAAAGTCTCTCCCTTTCAACACGTCCGAGGTTCTTCAGTGCAGTTAGGTATGAGGGCTGATTTTTACACAAGACGGGATTGTCTTTGATGTTCGCTGCGATGAATGTAAAACTCATTGGATCACAATCTAGGCCATATTTCGCTTGTAATTCTTCCCTTGAATCGCCCCAAGCCAGATGACCGTCTTCATCAGATATAAACC